ATCAAAAGACAATATTGTTATTATTGATAACTTTGTATCAAAAGAAATTCTTTATATATTAGATAATTTTATTAAAGAAAAAACTTCTGAAATGACTACAGACTTTAACTACTTATCTAAAAAAATGTTTAAGGATGAAAGCCCTGAAGTTTTTGAAGTATTTATTGATCTTGAGAAAAAAATACCAAAATATATTAATGAATATTTAAAAAAATTTAACATAAAAGTAGAAGAAAAGCCTTTATTTAATATGGCTTTTGCTTCAAGAACTCCAAATACAAAAATGGAAGAGCACTTTGACTATATGCCAGCAGAGGCCAGTAATGGAAATCCACTTTCACACATGACATCTTTGATTTATATAAACGATGACTATAATGGTGGGGAACTTTTTTTTCCAACCCAAAACCTAACATATAAGCCAGAATTGGGATCCCTAGTAATATTCCCAAGCAACTATCTTCACGGTGTTCTTGAGTGTTTTGGAAATTCTAGACATTCTGTTCTTGCTTGTTATACTTTTGTATAGAAAATGAGCAGTTTATAGACTACTGCTCAGGTCTATTGGCCACGAAGACTCAACTCCTGCCAACTCTCTTCTCATAAGAGCATCCGTTTCAAAAATCCCTAGGGGATATGTGTTGCGGAATAGTATATATTATACTACTTAGTTTTAATAGTACCCCTGAATGGATTCGAACCATCGACAAACGGATTAGAAGTCCGCTACTCTTCCACTGAGTTACAGAGGTGTAGTATCTCCAACGGGAATTGAACCCGTCTTTACGCCGTGAAAGGGCGTTGTCCTAGCCGATAGACGATGGAGACAGAGTACACCAGGTAGGACTTGAACCTACGATAGCCGAATTATGAGTTCGGTGCCTTAACCAACTTGGCTACTGGTGCCTATCCTTGCTAACTCTTTTTTCCATTTTACGCATCTCTGTTCTATGTCTGTGACAATTAGAACAAACAATCTCACACTTGGTTATCTCTTCTAAAATTTGCTCCATAGTTTTATCTCTCATACCAGTACTACTCAAAGCAAAAGATTTTTTAAATTCGGGGAGATGATCAAAGTCAAGACAATACCAAGGATAGTCAATACCACAATCAGTGCAAGTAGGGTTAGCCTCCTTGATGTCGTGAACATATTGTCTTTTTTGAGATCTTCTTTGCTGAAGTCTTACCCGCTGAAGTTCTTTATTTCTTTGGTACCACAGGGCTTTTGCTAAAGCATTTTTTTCTGGATCAGTATAGGTCATCGTGTCTCTTACACTTTGGATACCTAGATTTGTCTGCACCACGCAAGATTGGACCACAAACCTCACACTTGTTAAGTAAAACTAATTGAAATTTGTCTAATTTACTGGCCAACTCAAACATGGCCCTTACTTTTTCTTCTTCCATCTACTTGGATGTATTAGGCATCACGGCTTCGCAGGGACAAATAATAGATTCGGGTAGTTCATGAACCTTAGTATTAATAGTAATAGATGTTGCACACTCTGGACATTTATAAGTTGTTTTCATATCTTAAGGATACCATAGTTTCTTTAGGAAGACAAGCCCATCATAAGATGGTCTTTACATACATTAGATACAAAATAGTTGCCAGGAGTTCCGACTAACTGTGTGTACAGTGCTTCTTTTTTGCAATAATAGCAGGGATGATTATCTTTCATAGTAAATACATTATAGCATATTCAAGATTACTCGAAATCAACCTGATTTTCAAACATTTTAGTAATATAATTATCTTTTCCTCTTGCTATATGGGCAGCAGCAAGGCGCATACCAAATGCATTTGTCAATGATGATTCAATAGGAAGGGCTTCAATCTCTCTTGCTATCTCTTCCCTAAGCATCATTTCATCAATGCTCATATTGAATCTCTGTCTGAACATAGTTTGCACGAACATATCCAACAGCAGACATAAGGTTAACAACTGCTACCAATATAAAAAATCCTACTTTATATTGGTTTACATTGGTATCGTTTGCTGCATATCCAGCAAAAAAAGTAGTTAATGGCACTAAGGCCATATTGATAAAAAATACAAATTTACTAAAAGTAGTCATATATATATTGTACCATTCGGCGGATATGTTGTCAAGTCTTTAAAGTTCGGCGCAAAATAGAGGTTCTTAAACCACTCTATGCCCTAAACGGGCACTATCGGTGATCTGCCTTCATATGCTTGTATAGGCTCTCGTGAGCAAAGCCTACTCTAAAATCCCATTCTTTCTTACATACAGGACACACTATGGTTCGACTCATATCCCATTATCCTCCATATACTTTAATCTTTCTTCTGAATTATCTACAGGACCACCTTCGTCTTCCCATTTTTCCCAATATGGAATACCATCTTTATCGTAATCATCCCAGCCTGCACCATCTAAATCTTTTATCATACCCTCTATATCAAGTTGGTAGCAAGTACCCCACCACTCATAAGGCTTATTAAGATACTTCCAGCATTTTGCGTGGTATTTATAAGCAAATCCATACTTACCATCTTCATCATAATCAAAACATTTAACTAAATGATTACCAGCATAGGAACCAAGAAAATTACCGATCCATCGTAATGGTAGTATCCTAGTCTTCTGAATCGTCTTTGACTTGCTGAGGAACCCATCTGAGTTTTCCATCTACATACATCCTTTCATATCCTAGTGCTTTCCAGTCCATTTGCATAATCTTAGGTTCTTTCATATATTCATTATACATCACTGAGCCTTATAAGTCAAGAAGCAGTGATATAATGATAATCTAACCCTGGAGGCTGTTGTGATAAAAGATGATTTAAATATTGTTCAAGACTTTTTGACATCAGAAGAATGCCAGGGTATCAGGGATTATATTAGCAAGAATAAAGAAACATCACTATTTACACAAAAGTTAGGCATAGCACACAAAGAAGGAATAACATACAGGGCTTTGTTTCCTACAACAAATAGGCCAAGTGAATACCTAAACATCAAGCCTTTAATAGAAACATATGCCGAAAGAATGGCTAATAGTCTTAAAGACTTCTATAAACTTAAAGAATCTTTGTATGCTGTTAAGGTATCAATTCAAAGGCTTACGCCAGGAATACAAATTCTTATTCACAGGGATTACGATCAGGATAGTAAAATGTATACTGCTATAGCATATCTCAATGGTGACTTTAAAGATGGAGAATTAATATTTTTAGATCATCACACAACTAAAACAGATTTTGATCTATATACTGAGGACATGGGTGGTATTGTGTATAAGCCTATAGGACAAGAGTTAGTTATGTTCCCATCTAATACATGGCACGGCCTAAAGAAGGTTTCTGAAGGTGATAGAGACTGTTTAATAATCTGGTTTACTCCTTATGAGGATGAGCAGATAGACTGGCAATCCTAGTCCATATCCTTTTCCCATAAAATCAAGCACTTAGTACATTGTATACCATCTTCACGCATATACCAAGTATGGCTACATTTTTTATCTATCTCAATAACACCCTTAGTGTCAAGGCATAGTTTACATATCTCAAAGAACATAGCACCAGAGGGATCTACCCTGTAATCGTAATCACACTCGTGTGGAGTGTTCCTCATATCATTAAAAGGTTTCCAGGGGTCTTTCATAAACTCATCAATATCCACCTAAGCACTCATTTCTTGTATGGTATAGGCGAATCTTATTCATGGTCTTTTTGTTTGGAGCATAAAGTTCTTCCCCACAACAGGCTGTTTTGAGATACCATTCTTTGGCAAAAAAATCATAGACCATACCTTTATAGTTGGCATATTTCTTGGCTACAAAGGTTTGAAATGGATCTGGGATTTCAAAGTTTCTTAGCACACCACACCTTGCCATCTGTCATTGTCTGATGAGTCTCCCAAAACAAGGGATCTTTAACTATCATCTTGCACTTGAGACATTGCTCAGGTTTCATAGTTTAGCCACATACTTAGCAGCCATCTTCAAACCCTTAACCAGACCATCGTGGTAGTCTTGGTTCTTGATCACTTTGGCGGTGTCCCAAACCCTATAGGACTCTTTATCTAATAGCGCTGCTATCTCTTCGTTGTTCATATAGCCTCAATAGTGGTTAGACAAACCACTTTCGTAATGTTCATTTTAGGTTCTTCTGCTTGTGCCATTGCTCTGGCTTCTTTCTCAGTTGAGGCAAAGATATCAAGATCAAATGCCGTTGCGTAATCTAGTAGAGATACTCTGAATATGTGCATAATACAAGTATAGCAAAATTAGCACGGTATGTCAAGTATAATAGATGCATGAACGAAGCAGTCCTATACATACTCTATAGCCCAGTACACAAGGCTATTAAGATAGGTATATCAGATATCTCAGGTAGAAGGTTTGCAGCCCATAGGACCAAGGGTTGGATACTGATAAAATATTGGCATTTTTTTGAGCGGGATAAAGCAAGAGCAATAGAATCCCTAGTAGTACAAACACTTACTAAGAAGCATGGGTCTTTTCTGGATAAGTCGGATATGCCACAAGGGGGTTATACGGAGACATTTGATGCATCGAAGATAACTCGAAGAGGTTTGATCCGTATGGTCAACAAGGCAATTAAGAGTCTTGATATCCCCTGATTTATTTAGCAGCACAGGTAAGACATACAAAAGGCTCATCATTAGCCTTTACATATAGTTGATCACATTGGCTACAGGCTACCCTATAAGAATCAATCTTCTTAGCATACAGACTCCAAGAGGACTCTAATTTATCCATGACTTACTTGCATGCCAAACAGTAGAATGGGGCACGGAGATTGTCTCTATGGGTTACTACGGTTTGAGCACACTTATGGCATTGAATCTGTACAAGGTTTGGATCTGAAGTAGGGATTGAGAGTTTAAAGGTTTTTGTGTAATATACCTTACAACCATACCAGACCACTAGTAGTGCAATTATTTCCATTATACTATTCTATCACATTAGGGTTTGTCATGTCATCATCCATAGCCCCACAATTAGAACAGGTCACTTGACCATCAAGGTCTAATTGATAGTCGCATCCATATTTAGTACACATTGCATCACTCATTTTAGATCCTTAGATACTAGATATTTTTCCATAAGTTCATCAAATACTTCTTTGCACTTGGCATCGTTCCAACCATTTTCCATAGCAGTAGTAGATACGGCTTCTTTTAGTTGACGGCTATACCAGAATAGTTCGTTCATATATCCAGGATATCACACAGTTATCCACATGTCAATACCGTGAAAATGTTAGTTATCCACAGGTTTATCCACAGATTAATCTTACTGATAATATTATTAGATAGGGTAGAAGTGGAGTGTTGTGGAGGATAGTGGAGTATGGAGCCCTTTTAAGAAGGCGTTCGTAATCCCTGGGGCCAAACCTCATATCCCCAAACCTTCATAGCCCCGATATGATAGCATATCAAACCCTATTTGTCAAACCTCATATGCATTGTTTGGGCATTATACACCTTGAAACAAGGTTTGTCAAGCCCATTTTATGCATAAAAAAAATCCCCAAAACCAGGGAAATTTATTCGAATTTCGTAATAAAAATATATAAAGGTTTGTTATTTATTTAAAAAATAAAGAAAACCAGGAGACAAGGTTTGTCATTGTATATAGGGTATTAGTTTGTCTCTTCTTGTGTCCCGCGCTCTGGCGCCGTTGGATCAAGCGCCGCGCCCTTGCCCAAAAAGTCGGGGGTAAAAGAAAAATAGTTAGACAAACCTATAGTATGAGTAATAGATACAAAGGAGTTCCACATAGAATCAGAAAAGGTTTGATATCCTTTAGGATCTCTTTTAGCATATGCTGCAAAGTGTCTTGGACTCATATATATATTATACACCCGATATAAAGGTTTGACATATAAAGGTTTGTATGGTATAAGGTTTGGTACGGGGAAAAGAAATCGCTCTTCGTAATCTTATTTTGTAGAAAATATGGTTTGTCAATATGCCTGGTACGGGGAAAAGAATTGCTCCATCGTAATACCCCTGGTATGGGGAAAAGAATTCGTCCTTCGTAATCTTCTTTTGCAAAAAACATGGTTTGTCTGTTATGTCCGATTTGATATGATTTGACGTCTGACGTCCCATAGCCCCAGGCTTTTGTCAAGCCCAGGGATCAAGGATAAGATAGTTACTCTGGAAGCGTCTCTTTAGGGTTTTTCTTGTTGTATCCAAACAACAGGATTGCGGTTAGTGATTGGTCCTCTAACTCATCAACCTCTGCCTCTGTAATCTCCAACAAATCAAAAAACATACTTGTTGTTTCTAAAATATATTGCTCTCCTAGTGGAGTTGTTTCCTTTACCAAACCATTTGCTTGGCAATAGGCTAAAGGCAATCCAATGTCGTTGTAATCTACAAACGCACTAAAGTCCTCGTCCTCTTTGAACTCCAGCCATAGCGTTGCCATTATGCCTGCTTTATCTGCGAAATCCATTTTGTGGTCCTTTCATCTCTAACATAAGTTTATCATACTCTTCCATTGCTGTCAACCCTAAAACCTCAAATCTGTGGTAATTTATTAGTGGTAGGTTTCTTACTAAGTAAAATCCTACTCTTTCTAAATCTACCGCAAAATCTTGGGTAAGGAGTCTGCCTAATTGTTCTGCTACTTTTGTTTCTTTATTATGGGTTGCCGTTCGTCTAATTGAATAAGCCATAGTCCCTCCCTTACTCCATTGTACCAAAAAAGTTGAGGGGGCGCAAGGTAGGCAAAAACCCTACGCCCCACTCGTTATTAGTCTAGGGGACCCACTCCCTAGATCTGCTCCATTAAAACTGGTCTATACGCGGCCACAAATAGGTCCCAACCGACTGACACATTATCAGTAATAGTTTTGTTAGTAAAGTCGATGAGCACTGTCTGCTCCCCTAGGTCGTAACCGTCTTGGTCGATTGCATAAATTCCAAAACCTGTCTCATCTAGAATGCTGTGCTGAATAAGATAACTAATCATCATACGGGTGCCATATGAAGAATCTCCCCACCTTGGCTTAGAATGCTGCAGCGCTGCTGCAAGATCTCTTTCCCATCCGTCTTGGCCCCAATGACTGTAGAGTACTACTACAGGGCCCTTCTCAGAGTCTTTAAAGACAAAGTTGATCCGTGCTCCCATTACTCTTCTCCCTCTTCATAGTCCAATACTACAACTGACATATCTGACCAAATTTCTTTGGCTAATTCAACTTCATTATTTTCTGTTTCACTAAACATAACAAAGTTCATATGGGCTCCGCTAGGTTCGTGGATTAATTCAATTGTATAGTTTCCCATTACTCAACCTCCGCTGAGTGTGCGTGTACTACTAACAATCTTTTAACTTCTATTTTTACCTCTTCAGGGTCTCTAAGGTAAGATTTAAAACCTGTGACTACCATTGCGTCACCTGTTCCGTCAAATACAATTTGTAGGTCGTATGTGTATTGCTTTTCCATTATTTTACTTCCAATCTTACTAGGGTCATTTCTTCAAGTGTAGCACATTGTGGGCATTTTGGCAAGTCTGCCTCGTCAAAGGCATCTCTAATTAGATTATCAGGGTCTTCCATTTCACTGCTGCAGTTGTTGCAGTAATGCCAGTTATTGCTGACTAAGACCTGAATGGTTGTGTCAGGTGGGCAGGGCACCTCAGTGATAAAGTATCCTATTCGATTAACAAAGCCCCAGCCATTCCATAGATAGCCAGCACCATCGTCACCGTCACCATACATCCAGATATTGGCGGGGGACTGAGACTTAACAAACTCAACCTCATCACCATAGGTCTCAAACATCTCTCCGTCAAAGGAGGCATTTGTATCTATATGATTCTTGATTGGTTTGTACTGCTCACACCACTCATCAAAAGTAAGTTCAATAAAGTTATCCACCAAGAATCTCCTTACGGTTCTTAACATCTTCCTTGGCAAAAGCGATAGCATATGTTAGGGCATAGACTTCACACAGTGCGTCAAAATAGCCTGTGGCCTCTGTACGAGCCATAGAGTCCATTGCGTCCTCTGAGTACTCCTCTACTTCAATGCAACGGTCAAGAATTGCTTCTGCTTCAACCATTAAAACTTTAAGGTGGCCGTGCAAGATATCTGCTCCGTCCATTCCTAGTTCTACTAGTTTCATTAAGTATGGGTCTAGTGTTGTGTTATTCTCCATTGACTGCCTCCAAATAATGGCGGGATACATCAATGGCACCTTCAAGGTAAGGAACAATGCTATCAGCACCGTCCTCGTTTTCTAGGTCTTGCTCTAGAGAGATGATGTTTATCTTTATATACTCTATAAGTGTGTTTGGGTTCATAGTATTAATTATACGGGTTGGTGTTGATTTTTACAAGTTGTGGGGGTGTGACCTTCGTCACAGGTTCAAGTAGTGGGGAGTTCCCATCATATGAGCCAAGCCAAACTAGATTAGGAGATCCACAAGAGCACCAGCCTCGCCACTCTCTGATATTTACAAGGGTAGTGATTTCCATAAGGGCATCACAATCAGTACATAGATAGTCATACTTAGTCCAGTTATACATTAGTCAAAGTACCCTTCTGCCCATAGACCATCAAGGAATGATTGAGCCTTCTCTAAACCATCAGTGATCTCATCAGAGAGTCTACCTGATTTGATAGCATCTTCCATAGCATCTGTCATTACTGCGATATCAGTTTCAGTATAGCCTAACATTATCCTACCTCTATCCCTGCATACTTAGCCATTGTGTTTAGTGTAATGTGGATATGGCAGTCACAATCTGTTCCCCCCATATTTTCCTCAAACTCTAGGTGAGAGAAATTGCTTTCGTATATTTCATTGATTAGATCATCAATGGTGTTCACTTTGAGTGCCACTCACCAAGTTCAGGTAGGAATACATTTTCCTCTATATCCCATTGGGCGTCATCCCAACTAAGTTCATCAGTCATTATCTTACCAATCTCATCTATGAAGGTTTGCATAACGGCTTCTGCGTGGTGTCTATTCTTAGCCTTGATATTTGTAATAGAGATAGCAAGGTCGCAAGAGTAGTAGTCTTGTAGCATTGGGTCTGATATTATTTGGGTTGTCATACATATTCCTTTTCGTAGGCTGGGAGTGATGTTACTACTAATTCTAGCATTTCGTCAGGGTATCTGTCAAGCACCCAATTAAGAGCCTCTCCAGCAGTCTTAAAGTCAGAGCCAGTAGTACTAGTACCATAACCTTGAATAGTTGCTTCCCAGCAGTCAACGCCACCAGGAGAGCAGGAGTAGTTCATTTCATATATTGCCACTTGTTTTGTCATATTTTAATTATAGCCTAGGGGACTGACAAATGCAAGGTTTGGGGAAAAATTTTTGCCTATCGTAAAGAAATTCTGGGAAAAATATCACCCTATCGTAAAGTTATTTTATCAAAAATGTTATGTGATGCAGGTCACAGCCGACGTCCGAAATTTTTATGCATTGCATTGCATTTTTATTTATTGCGATTCCAACGGGACTTGAACCCGTAGCCTCTACCGTGACAGGGTAGCGATCTAACCAATTGATCTATGGAACCTTGCGAGCAGTTTTTATTCTTGCTCAGGAATCTTTATTTAGTTTTTTTATTATGCGTTAGTTAGTTCACGCACAATTTTTAGTAAGCGATTTTTTTCTGCGGTGATAGCAGGGTCAAAACCGCTTGCGCTTGCGAGAATGGATTCGTTAGAACCACCACGAGCAGAACGATACCAGTCAAGGCGTTCGGTTAGCGCATTGAACGCACCCCACGCATTACCAGCAATCATACCATTGAACTCGCCTGTGTAAATATCGTTGATGACATCTACTTTGTTTTCCCATTTCTTTAGCGCACCCTTAGTATCCTTTTCAGGCTTTGGATATGCAGCAAGAATAATGTCGTTGAACATCTTAGCAGAAACTTCTTGTTGAATCATAGCGTTAGCCATAACATCAAAAGAATCCATATACTTATGAGCCATACCAAGAGTCTCACGAGCAACGGCAACCTTACCGCTTGCAGTTTGTGTGTGGCGAATCTTGAATGATTGCTTTACGCCACCCTTTTTGCGTGTTGTATTGAGTGCAAGATTGAGAGTGTTAGCGCACACAACACGAACGGGTGTGATGCTTGCTTGAATTGCAATAGAACCATCGTGTGATGTGTTGATGAGCAAATAAGTTTTTACCTTGTCTGCAACACCAGTAGGGTCAAGAATTGTTTCACGCTCTAGTGCTAGTGCACCGAACACGACACGACCACCCTTGATTGAACCAGCAGTCTCCCAACGACCACCACCATCTAGAATGTTATCGCCAAATGAAAATAAATCTTCATTCTGCATTGGGTGATAACGCTCACCAACGACACCAAGAATGTCGGTCTGAGTTGTATCGGTAGGATTTGTACGCAAGACATATTGGTAATTCTTGTCGCTTGTGAGATGTGTAGGTGTTTCCAAATCCTCTAGGCGAACATTCCACCCATCAAGATTTGCTAATGATAGCATTTCTGCTGTTGTTTTTTCCTCGGTAAAGACTGTTCCCAATCCGTGCCAAGCAGGTTCACGGAATGATGCAAAAGATGCAACGCCGTTTTGTGTTTCTAGTTCGTGAGCCACGATTTCCTTCTTTCTGTTGTGTTGATATTTCAAGTATAGCAGGACTGACTGACATATGCAAATCGGGATAGTTAGATATGGATAAATCGGACATTGTGGTGAAGATCACCTATCGTAAACGGCGTGTCGACTTGACAATGACTGGTCAGCGGGACGTCAAAATTTTGAGGGAAAAGTTAAAGCAGTTTTACATCGTGCTTAGGATGTATTCCCCTCACAGGAAATTTATGAATCGATTGAATCCACACTTGAAGATAAATATTTGATTGCGTCATCATTATATGACACTGAATCAAAATCAATATCGCTAACTGCAGAGTGTGCGTCCTCTTCATTCCGTGCATTCACTGTAATTGAATACATAACTGTGACATCTAGTTCAAACTCTTTTGTTAGTTCAAAACCACAGATGTCTGCAATTTCTTGTGCTTCTGATTCGTTCAGGGTCCCGCAATCAAGTGCTTCCAATGTCCACTCTTGCATTTCATTACGCATACGATTACGCTCTGCAGCCTCACCATATGAGCGCTGAGTTACACGAGAGATGTGCTCCTCTAGTTCTGCAACACGCAATGTTGCTTTGGCTAGTGAGTCACGAAGAAAGTCTTCTGTTGCATTTACTACTGTTATTTTATCTTGTTCCACGAGGGGTGCCTCTTTCTGTTTGTTGGTTAGTTCAATTGTACTACTAGGCACTGACATTTGTCAAGGCCCTTGCGGGGAGCAGTTTTGATACTTACTCAGGTAGTTACACCTCATTTGACAGTTGGTGTGAACTGGTCCCCCATCCAGTCTAGGGGGTAGACGCTCTATAGTATTTCTGTGATCGCCCTAATCAGCCTGGCGAATTAGGAGAGGCTCTGAACCCCTTGCCCTAACCTTATTTAGTTGTGTGAGCAGTTTATCAACCTACTCAGGTTGTGTATCTAATTAGAGATACTGTGCGATTGCGTTGTAAGTAGAAGTGCTAACGACTTCCTCATCTGTCATCTTTAGCAGACGAATTGCGTTTGTGATTTCTTTCTTTGACTCACGATAAGTGTGCTGATGGATTACTTCGTAGTCCTGCTCAGGCTCTTTAGGCAAGTCCTTTTCTAATACTGTCAAGTCAAAGTCAATGTTGAGATTGTTTGACCAAGCACGGAAGTTAGTGCGGAAGTTTTCTGCCTTGCTGATGTTTGCGATAGCGAAGTCCTGAACTTCTTTTTGCCAAGCCTTCTTAGCAATTTCGTACTTTGCTTCTTTTGCTGATTGTGTTGCGTAGTCTGCTTCTAGGGTAGCAAGTGCTTCCTCTAGTCCTGCGATTACTCGTACTGTTGGGATTTTTACATTTATTGCTTTGGCTCTAGCCATTTTTATTTCCTTTTCTATTTGTGGGTTATGTTTCTATTATAGCGGAGGGGTCTGACATTGTGTTGAGCCTTTTAGTATCTTGCTCAGGATAGTTCCTGCCACTTATTTAGAGTCGCTGTACATTGGCGACTTAGTAATTAGATTACTTTGCTGTCCAAGTTGTCCAGCGTGTGTTACCATTTACATCTAACTTTACACGAACTGCGTCGCCTGTCTTGTTAGGTGCGATTTCCAAGATTGTGCCTGTTACCTTTGACTTCTGTGAAGTGTAGAGGTCGCCCACCTTGTATGTTGCGGTATTTACTGTCATTTTGTTTCTCCTTTTGTTTGTTGATAATCCAAGTATAGCATTTCCTACTGACAAATACAAATTATGCCAGAAAAATCTCACATCTTGGACTAGGTTGGTTTTTTTGTTCATAAGATAATTGTAGCAGAAAAATACCAGAAATACAAATCAAGCCTACAAATCGGGGTGTGATAAACATCACATCATAAAGCCTGCGTGTCGGCTTGACAAATAGGGGTGATGCCGACGTCCCGTTTTTTCAGGGGATCAGCCACTACCACCTAACATAGAAATCATTACTATTAAAATCATTAGTAAATAAAACCAAAGGCTCATTTATTTTTTGCTCGCACTGAATATGATATCACTCTTAGAGTATACACATAAACTGCAAGAAACGCAAGCGCTACCCTTGGTTGAGATAAGTGGAATTTGTCTATTGTTTTCAGGACACTTAGCAGCAGGGCGACCTATCATTTCTTTTACATCTGCCTGGCCAATAGCAAAGTTTTTGGCAAGGTATGCCATTCGAACACCGCTATTTATTTTTAGATCAACCGCTACTTTTACATTCTCACTATCTGCAGAAAAGTACAATGATAGATTAGATACATCCTTAAGAATAAGAGCAGCACTCTTCACACGAGTGTATACCCAGAATTGAATATCAGGATTGTTAGTGATTACATTCTTCCAGGCGTTAGTATATATATCATTAAAGAAATCTCCGTCCCAGTGAATACGGAATAGCATAGGGGCGTCTTTCTTTACACAGTCTGCACGGAATTCGTTAATCATCTCAGTTAACAATGTCTCCATAGTTAATTGATCTGCGTCCTTAAGCAGGTCCCAATTGTGTAATAGGTTAGCCTTTACACCCTTGAAGAGTTTTTCAAGTTTTCCTGCGTAGCAAACGCTTTCACAAATACTAGTGGCACCAGGGCACGAGAAAGCCTTTCCAGCAGGTAGGCCAAAGGTATTTGCGATTGCGGCTTGCTTTCCATTTTTTGTAACAAGATTAGCGACCTTTCTATCATTAGAGCGTTTTAGTTTTAGTGTGAGGGTATTAGTAGTCAAGTCCAAGACTCATTTCTAGAGCAATGTCTTCATTATAGGTATAAGACATTTCTTCTAGCAAGCAATGAGTACATTTATCCTCATACTCATCTACCGCATTTTCACGGCAAGAGGGGCAGACGGTTGCGTAGTACTCATCTAGCATTTCATCGTTTTCATAGGTCATAGTGGGTCTCCTTTGTATTTCTTCAATTGTAGCAGTTCAGACTGACATTTCCTACGGTTGTAGGCTTTCTTTGAAGGTACGGCAGAGGCAGCGTTGCTACGGCGTAGTTCCATAAGCCTGCGTAGTTCCTCATTTGTCTTCTTCATATAGTAATACTAACACACATCTCATAAAAATGTCAAATCTAAATCGTGTGATTAAAATCACAAAAAAATTTTTTCGCCCAGGATCTGGGAAATAAAAAAGTCCCTCGTAAAGAAATTATATAGGGGTTACTGGTCAGTAGACTAAAGTTATCCACAGGTTATCCCCAGACACACCCGAACGCGACGTCGCATTTTTATGCGGGGAAGTGCATAAAAATTATTCCTCTTGCTCTATAAAAACATAGAGAGAAATTGAATCAGTATAACTATACTGTGTTACTTCTTTTTCACCAAATTCATTTTCGGTTTGTATGTCGTAGTTATCTCCCGTTGAATCACTTTCAATAAAAATAATTTCAACGATGTCCTCACCAATTTTTACTAAATCACCAATCATCAATTGGTCGGGTGTTAGGTTGTCTGCGTGTACTAAATCCATAGCAATCATTGTATCAGACAATTTAGTCCTCCCACTCTGGTAGCCAAAATTCCAAGTGGTGTTGTTCAATTATTGCTCTTGCTGGTGCGTGGCTCATTCCCTTATAGAATACGCCTTCAGGCATAGCAATAAATTTATCGTAGTCCTCATCATAGTATGCATCAATAGCATCTATGCAAGGTTGCACCATAGATAGCGGTACTGGTGGATAGTGATTACCCTGTAAGTGATAAGCAATCTGAGTTTCTAAATCCAATACTGAGTCCTGTATTCCTAGCGCTGTAACTGATCCCATTAGTTATCCTCTTTCCATTCTGTGTATTCATCATTATCGGTTTCCATTAGATTAGTGTAGATAATTATTTGCCCATAGTTATCTTTATCTATTGCATAGTCGGGTGCAATTTTTGCAAGTGCGGTTCTAAATTCATAGCCATTCATTTATTTACCTCCCACAATTCCTGAGCGATACAGAATTTTTGTATGCATTTTGCCTGACGGCTCTGATAAATTTACTGTACGAAATTCATTAGCAAATCCGTGGTCAATAAATCGTTGATAAACTTCAACGGCACTTAGTGCGTCTGAGTAGCGACCAACCCAATCGGGCTTGGTGTTGCTATCGTTAGTAGTAGTTACTGAGTATAGGTATTCATTATTCATTAGTTATTCTCCTTAGTGATAAATAATTGGTGTGGGTTGCAATCGCAAGACTCTGTATCGTAGTCCTCGCTATTGCCAAAGTGTAGCCAACCTGTGCCATAGCATAAGTCGCAAGTAGTTATCTCTAAGTGCAATTCTTTCATTACTCCCATTAGATAGCGCCTTCCTGAAATAGTCCAATTTCTAAATCTAGCAATTCGCTAGGTGTTGCATTGTCCAAGTCTATCCAACCTGCACCCTCATTGTCAATTCTAAAAATCTCTATGTATCCCATTAGTTATCCTGTACCTTTACTGCTACTGTACGGCAAGTAACTTTTCCAAAATTACTAGGGCGTACTTCCACTAGATAACTTTCGCAATCTTTATACCAAACTGCGTTAGGGTGTTTTTCTGCTGAAATAATTTCTCCCTGCAAGGTGCGTGAGAAATACATTTTTCCTACAAGTAGGTGTTCTATTGTGTAGACATTTGCTGACATTTGCCAACCTCTTTCTTTTTGTTGATAAATCTATCCTACCATTAGGGTCTGACAAATTACTTTTATTTATTTTTCTTACTATGTAAGTTTAGCCTATTACACACAATTTATCAAGTTACTAGCGAGTAAGTCCAAATAGTGAGACGCTCAGCCTATGTGATAAATCTCACACGAATAGCCCTGTGGATAAGTCTGTGGACGACACGCCCGACCCCGACGTCCCAAAATTTTGAGTGTGGAGCAGTTTTAAATCTTGCTCAGGATTTTTTTTATTTTATTTTAGAAGTCGTTCAGTTCTCAAAGTAACTTGAAGTCTGCGAATTTCTTTTTGTTGTGCAATATTTTGTTTCCAAAATAAACACATAACTGTTAGTGATCCGCCTAGTGCAATTACAATTGCAATTAGTGTTCCATTATCTAAAATCATTACGCACCTACCAATTCTTTATAGCAAGCAAGCGCAAATTTAGTTGCGTCAAATCTTGGATTATCAGTTTCAAACATTAGAGAAAATTCATCCACTAAATCAGCGAATAACATTTCTCCTTGCTCATCAAAAACAGATGTAGCAAAATAGTTGCTAAGAATTTCTGCGGTAGCAACATAGTCTTTACGAGTCATCATTAGTTTGCCACCTTTAGAATTGCGTATGAGCCTCTAGCGTTTATTTCATCAAGGGCAGGCTTTAGCGCAGGAATTAGTAGGTCCTTTAGCATTGACTCTAAAAGGTTTACTTGTGAGATTTCGTCTAGTTGAAGAAATTTTTGTGCGATTGGATGTGTTTCGTCAAATTCTGTAACGAAGTTTAGAGTGTGAGGTACTTTTATCATTTTTATTTATTTCCTATTCTTTAGTTTGATTTTGAGGGTGTAAGAGTGCCACGAAGTGTGCCACTAATTCCGAGAGTATCGCAAGCGATTTTTACCGCAACGCCAACAGGTAGTTGAGTTGGATAAGTTGAGATGAATTGAGCAACCGCACCCTTAGAGGCAAGGTTGATTTTTTTTGTAGAACCTGAAAAGGTTTCTAGTGTTATAGTGTAAGTCATTTTTAGACTTCCTTTCGTTTGTTTGATAAGACTATCTTACCATTAGGGGCTGACATTTTGGCTACTTATTCGCTAAGGCTCACTGTGATTTGTATCACATTTATTTGCTTAGGCTCATTAGCCAATTTGTCCATTATTTATTTTTTTTCTATACCTAGAAGTATAGCAGACCAAGCCTCAAAAGTCAAGTTTAGACACGCACAAATCGGACATTTTCTATGTGATTTGCGTCACACGGGACGTCCAAAAATCGCAGAGTTTTTATTTCTGCGATCTTGGTTTTTATTTATTTGTTTTCAATTTCGTCTAGCAATTCCCATAGTACGGGCTCTAATTCTTTAGCAGCAATATCTAATTTTTCTTGAAGTGTTTTTTCTTTTTTTATGTTTTGTCCGTATGTTGTAAATTCAGCCATTATTTACCTTTCTTGTATAAGAAATCCCACGCCTTACGGCATAAGATGATTGACTTACAGTTATCGCAACAGATAACTCCGTGAGGGTTTAGGTCAAGGTCATAGATGTCTATGCTAGTGCTAACCGCACCGCATACTGATTTGATTGGTACAAAAGTACTCATTTAGTATAACTACCTTTCTTTATTGCCTCATCTAGCATTTTTGCTAAATCAGGGTGAATTCCTAATGCTGGGTTTTCCCAGTAGGTTTCTAATTCTAATTTTTCTACGAAATCTTTCATTAGTATTACTCCCAACTTCTAGTAGTAGCGTACACCTGACGATTGCTAGGTGTGTAGTTTTCTAACTCAGTTAGAGAAACTTCTAGGATAGTACCTCTAAGAGATACTAAGTCTAGGTATTCGTTAGCGTAGACTTCGCTAGGTACTACTAGAGTCGTAGTACTAAACTCTCTTGATAGAGGATAGTTAGGGTTAGTATTATACTCAACCCTGTATTTTAGTGAGAACATTTGTTCTCCTTTCTTTAGAGGATTTCTTTACCTCTTTTTCTTTATACTGTAATTATAGCAGGGGGGTCTGACATTTTGACCTGTTTTTCGGGCGTGTCGGAAAAGTATTTTTGTGATAAACATCACATAGGTTATCCACAGGTTATCCACAGGCGACGTCCCATTTTTTGCAGGGGAATTAAATTTATTCTTTTACGAATAAATAAAATCCACTTGCTAAACAGATCATAGAAAACCAGAATAGTGCATTACCACTTACAAAAAATGTTTCATAGAAATTCATTATGAATAAATCCTTTCTCCGTAGTATTCGTCAAATTCTTTTATGGTCATTAGACCTTTATACTCATTACAGAAACTACAAAATTTAGTTTCGCTAGAATAGACTTTTTCACAAAAGCAACAAATTAGTTTAGTCATTATTTTGACACTTTCCAATCTGTCCACATAGGTAGACGCTCAGGGTCGGTATCGTTATACCAACGCTCAATGTTATTTTCGCAAATTTCACAAAAAGTGAATTGCTCATCTGCTACATTTGAGATAGCAGGTTTATTAGGGGTGTGTTCTACACACTTGATTATTACATTTGAATTCATTTGAATTCCTTTCTAGTTCAGAAACCTTTTCTGACTTTCTTTATACTAGTAAGTATAGCACCTACCACTGACATTTAGTAGGGTATAAAAGGTATAAATCGGACATTGTGATATAGGTCATATGTGATGTACGCCACATTTTGACGTGCCAAATATGACTGGTCTTAGGCCCCCCTGCCTATGACTGGTCTTGGGCGTATACGCCTATATAGGGGTACCTATGTGATCAAGGACACACATATATACAGGGTGTGTCGCTTGCATTTGTCGGGGTATAGTGATAGTATTCTATTATTAAGAAGTTAGAAATACTAACTACTAAACGAAAGGGATTACAATGAATCCATTTACAGCACTACAAGACTTCCTAGATGAGAATGTTGCTTACGGAATAATCGGAGCATTCATAGGCGTAGGTATATCAGTAGCCCTATGCTTCATCCTAGGGGCATAGGCCATATAGGGTACCTGTACAGGGGTACCCATATAGGGGCCTCTATACACACCCCCTGTGGATAACCCCGACGTCCCGATGTGATGAACATCACACACGACACGCCGTGCTAGGACTTGACTTTTAGGGGTAGATGTGTTATTATACTAGTATAAGAAAAATTAAATAGAGATAAAAGGTTATGAGCCTAGCAAATAAGTCGAACAAGTGTTCGAATGAGCCTAGCAAATAAGTGACCTAAATCACATAGTACACGCTCCACATAGTGAGACTACTGGTGAGTATACTGGACAGTACGACATTTTTATGTTACACTTACAGAGTAAGAAAAATTAAATAAAGATAAATCCTAGTGAGCCTGTTGAGCCTACCAAATAAATCTAGCAATAGAGTGAGCGTAGCAAATAAACAGCAAATAACCTAGGCAAGGAAAAGATTAGATAGTCTAATCGCATTAAAAAGAAAGGTGGTCATACAATGACTACATTAACACTAGAACAAAAAATAAATAAGGCTGCTCAATTAGTAGCCGAAGGTAAGGTAGTATCCTTTAGAGGAGCCTCACCTGCTACATACATAGAGGTTATGCGCCTTGCTAATAGAATTAAGCAAGATGCAGAATTCCCACAATGCCCTTGTGAGGAGTGTATCTAATGAGCCTCCCTATCATCATAGTCGCCTTGTCAGTGCTATGCACTATACTAGTACTAATCCCTACTATGCTAGATAAGAGTGAATTCTAATGCACCTATACATCTGCTCATCTTGCAATACCCTTGCAATCGTTACACAAAAAAATAAACAAATAACAATCAACCCCTGCTTATGCACAACAGAAAAGAGATAAATAAATGAACACAATGACCTGCCAAGTAATTAACTGCGACTCAACCGAATTGGTTTATAGCGGTACAGATGCCTTTATGTTAGGTATCAACACAGAAACCTATTGCTATAATTGTGCTAATGCATACGCACAAATAAATAGAGTTATGTCTAAGGTACGCCAAGATTACCTAGACTCACTTACCCCTGTATCATCCCTCACTACATCAGACTAAGGAGAATAAATGTTTGATTGGTTCACCAATCCGTTTAGTGTTTTATTTGATTGGATAGGCTACTTCCTTATTTTTGGTGCAGTAGTTACTATGATTTTAGTTATTGGTGCAGTAGTTGCAATTCCTTTAGGATTAAAACTATTAGGTGTTGCATTTGCTAAAACTATTGTAGTAGAAACTAGCAAAGTGATAAAAGATTTAGGTATCGCTAACATAGACCTAAAGCAACAGAAAGAAACTAAACAAATGAAGGCTTATCTAGATCGCAAGGTAGTACCCATACTAAGCAAAATTAGTTAGGCAGGGGTGTAGTGTCTAAACGATTAGGTCGGTGTAGGTATCGGCTTAGTTGTTTAGCACTTCACTGCTAACAAATAAAACAAAGAGAGATAGTCAGCCAAAATATGTGCTCACTATCTTTTTTTGTTTTTATTTTTAAAATACCGTATCATACATCTGGACAAAATATTCAGATTTATGATAGAATAGATCCATGGGAATATTAGACAATCTAGAAAACGCCTGGGATGGTAATTTTGAATTTGAATCAAAGCCTATGGTAAATAGCGACGCAATGGGAAAAGAAATTTTTTGGCAAGATCTGGGAAGACCAGAAGAAGATCAATCGTTGGCTGTAAAATTATTTTCAGAAACCTGTTGCACAGATTGTAGTTGTAAAAATGAATGAAGATCAGAAATTAACTCCAGAACAAGCACAGGTAATTTTGTTATTTCAGATTGAGCAGAAACTAAGGTTTGTTATTGCAAAACAAGTTGAAGAAAAGTTTCACGGTAGTTACCATAACGCATCACATGACATAGCACAATTTATTCGGAATATGGCTTAATCTTAAAGTCAAAAAAGAACGGCATAGTAAATCTACGCTGATCCTTAGTATCATCAGTTCCAATCAAGCCAACATTATGATTCATTGATCCACAGAACACAATTAGGTCATTCTTTTTTGGTTTGATATTAATATCATAATCTGGAAAGCCAATTTCTCCACCAACATAATCATCATTAATGTAAATTAATGCACTAATAGGAATCCATTCATCTGTTGGTTCTGGTGCATCGGTATGGTCTCCTAATTTTGCAAACTGATTCCAACGAATAAGTTCTAAATGTCTTGACCATTGCAGATCTGCCTCATAGCCTAATTTTGGAAAATAAGAACTTACGATTTGCTTAACAACTTTTTTTTCTGAACTAAGTAAAATATTTTTTATTTCTTCATCAACAATTTCAAAATTTGGAGCAATCTCAGCCTCTGCATCATTGAGTGTTTCTAAAAAATAAATTTGTTTAGTGTCAAGAGGACCCTTAGAGTATAAAAAATCATATAGTTTATCTATATCAGACTCTTCAATAAAGTCGGGGTACACCTGAATAAAGTCTTTATTAAGCACTAAACACTCCATTAGCCTTGAGAGCGTTATAGATCTCATTATTCATCATACGAAGGTTTGGACGCTGTTGCTGTATCCACATTTCAATTTTATCAAGTTCTTCTTGTCCTTGTTGAGATGCTAGTCGTCTATTGGCAACTTCAACTGCAACACACATAATTTCTAATATTTCTTCACGACGATTCTGCTGATCTTCATTTTCGAATACAAAATCGTTTGGATCAAATTGTCCAGTTGTCATATTTTCCTCTTTCTCTTGTATAACCATTATATCACCACTTCCCTATTGGGCATTGAGCCTGCTTAAGTGTTGATTTTAATTTCATAAAACATCCACATTTTGTACATCTCATTGTATGTTTTCTAAATGCAGGACATGCATTACAAATTTTTAAGCGGGACTCAATTAATTCCTTATCGCTTCTTGGCTGAGAAGGATCAAACAAATCAAAGAAGGTAACATCATCACTCATTTCCAAACCACCTCTTGGTCATATGTAACACTATACTCTCCACCAAATATCTCAGCATATGAAATTATATCATGACTAAACCTTGTAACCGTGTTTACGCCTACTTTGTCACATAGATACTTTACACCTTGGACCAAAGGCTCAAAAGCCATCTCCTGGTCTGCTAGGGCCTTATTTAGGGTATCCAGGTATCTTTCTTTGCCGTATCTTTTGCTTGTAAATGATTGATCTATATAGTCAAATCTTGCTTGAACATCTCTATCCCGCGCAATGTCCGAATTGTCTGTAATGTACTTTACTGCTAGATGATCCATCCGTGTAGACCAGTTTCGCATGTTGTCGCTGTATTTTTCCATATTCTTTAGAGTTGAATCAGCGAAAGCCATGCGTATAAGGTCTTGCTCGGAGGTTTGAACCTCTGTTGCGAAACTTATCAAAAAAGCAGTTGCATATGGAAACTTGTCAGTATATGTCGATACGCCGAAGTGTACATTCGGATTGAAAGACTTACTTGACATAGCATCATCCAATAGACGCATATGATTTCCGAGAGATACAAACCCTTCTCGATTCATATCGCAATCGACGAACAAACAATTTTCTGGATCTATGCCGTCGGCGAGACATAAAATATTTTTATCGTATGACCCCACTATTTGCGAACCGTTAAAACGCTCTAATAATTTTGCGGTCATAAAACCATCCATGTCAGGGGATATAATAAGATTCTTAGAATACTCCAGTGTGTTGAGTATGTCTGTTTTCATTTGTTGAATATACCCCTTATAATAATGTTACTATGACAATCCAAGACTGGGCTTCGCTAATTGTAGCCATTCTAACAATTGTATCATCAATCGGATTTGGAATCAAGTGGCTTGTTAAACATTATCTCGTCGAACTTAAACCCAATTCTGGATCATCGATGAAGGATCAAATTTCAAGATTAGAAAGCGCTTTGGACAACCAGAGAATTGATTCTATAAAATCTAGAGATCGCCAAGAAAAGAAAATTGACGATATGTATAAAATGTTGCTTGAGCACATTGACAAACTTAATAAATAATTTTGCTATATACTATATATAAAGATATCTTTTAATAACCCTAATTCAGGATACTCTTTTCTCTTATATATATAAAAGTATACACTATCAAATTCCTGGCATTAAAGACTTATTATGACAAAACGGACATTACCTATTATAACAATCTTGTAACTTTAAATATCATTGGTTTTATATGTCTCTTTTGTCCGTTATGGTATAATTTATTAACTGATACCTAGGTTTGTCTCTCATACCCACCTATCTAGGTATCAGTCTTATTTTATGGTATAATCAAGATTATGAATACATGTGGTCCAGAAGTTTTTGGAGCAGATCCAGCCAGAATTAAATGGCAAATCGTTAGAGGAGACACCTCACCCCTTCGTGTTGAATTTTTAGAAGATGACGAAGTAACATATTTTGATACCTCTGATTGGACCTTTGAGGCTACTACTTATGATCCTCAGTCTGATGCTCTTGATACCCTGGAAGTTACGGCAGGAAGTGGATATGTAGACATTATGGCTCCAGCATCTATTACTGAATTATGGGGTACTGGTTATAAATCAGTTGTAACAGAATTAACTTTTGACCTTCAAGTAACTATTGACGGAGAAACAATTTGGACACCTTTGATTGGAACTATATCAGTCCTTGGGGATATTACAGGTAGTCTATAATGGCTATAGTAAAAGTTACAACTCCAAGACCTGAGTTGCCTTCAGTAATTAGAATTAAAAACAAAACCTTTAAAGTAAATAAGTGATATAATCTAAGTATGACACTACATGCCCTCGTAACCCTTGATAGCACAACTGCTACCAGATTAACTCCAAACGGAATGCATTCTGGAATGGACATTACAATTCAAAACATTCACGCATCAGCATATGTATATATTGGCGCAGAAGGAGTAACAGCATCTGATTACGGATATCGTATTGCTCCAGGATCAGCATTTTCTGTTGAACTACCTGGAACAAATGCGCTATATGCAATAACAAATGTTAATGGTTCATCAGTTGCAGTTCTTAAGACAGGTCTTGAATAATAATGGCACGTTTTACATCAACAGGTGGTAGCGGAGACGGAACACCAGGAGCACCAGGTGCCGATGGTACTAACGGAGCAGATGGAGAAGACGGTGCAGGATTTGGAATTTTCTATTTAGGAAACTACAATCCATCTTCTGGTTATGTTCCAGACATTGCAGTAGTACGAGGATCAGATGGACAACTATATCTTGCTAAAGCAAGTGGACAACTTGGAGATCCAGTTGGAAACATTGCACAGTGGGAAGTTTGGATTCCTAAAGGTGCAGATGGTACAAACGGGACAAACGGGACAAACGGGACAAACGGTACAAATGGTGCAGATGCACTTTGGAACTTTACTGGTCCATGGGTAAATGGAATTGATTATGGTCCTGGATCTTTAGTTGAATTTGAAGGATCTACCTACTATCATCCTAATGGACAATTTTCATCATACTCTCCGCCAACAAATGGGTGGATTTTAGTTTCTGCTAAAGGTGCAGATGGTTCTGGAAGTGCAAACATTGCAGACTTTGTATTTACAGAAACTGATGAGTATGAAAGTTCAATAAGTTTACCTGGCGATAAAAGAATGCGAATTCAAGCAGGAGCAGATAGCGATTTATATATAACTGCTGGAGATGATATCTTTATTGAAACACTTGGCGAAGGAGATGACATTCATCTTAATGCAGCAGATGATATTAGGTTTACAACAGCCAATGATATTACTGACAATTCTACAATTCACTCTTGGACAATGAATTCAGAGGGACAATTACACCTACCTGGTGCAGGATACATTGAAAACCCTATAGCCTCTTCTGGTGACGGATTAGGAAATGACACACTTAAACTTGTACCAGATTACAGTGTACTTTCTAGTAATAACCAAGATCAGTATATCATTATTGATCCAACTGATCCAAACCATATTCACATCCGTGCAGGAGGAGTTCAAGATGCTTCTACTGCAAATCTATTCCTTGGAGCAGAAAGAACTGGAGTTGAAGTAAGCGATATGGGTGGCTACTCCAACTCTGGTCTTGTAACTATTAGATCAAAAAATTCAAATCTAGAGCAAGTAGTACAAAACGCAAATACAGTTTCTAATACAACAATAAAAGTTATTTTTGGTGTTGACCCATTTGGCGTTCAAACTGGAAATTTACACGACGGCGACTGGCTAATTGGTTTAGATAGTCCTAATAGCGATGCTAAATATATAATTAGTACGGACGATGAGGAAAACACTGAAGGACTTTATAGTGCTATGTCAGAAGAAGGAAATCTTCATGAATTTGTAGCAGGAAATTCTTATACAGTCTATAGAAGTAGGGGTGAGAGTAGGTGGGAATTTGGTAATGATGCAATAAACTTCCCTGACGATACCGCTCAAACTTCTGCTTTTGTCGGGGGAGCAACAGGAACATTTGAAACTCCAGATAGTAGATTAGTCACAGTTACTAATGGAATAATTACATCTATAGAGCCACTGATTTAATATAGTGAGATAATGTATCCATGGCTGCTTCTAAATCTATGGACTTTCCAAGTGCAAAAAAATCTTCTTACGCTGCACAAGTAGAACAAAGCCAAGCCTCTCCATATCAAGAAAATGCATTATCTTTTCTTCCTGTACCTGGACCACAAGGACAACCTGGCCCACCAGGCAGAGATGGCCGAGATGGAGAAAAAGGAGAACAAGGTTTCACGGGAAACATTGGACCACAAGGTGAAAGAGGGCTAAAAGGAGCAGACGGACTCAGCAACCTATCATCTTCAGGACAACAAGCAGGATGGGCCTCATACCTTAATAACTCTTTATCTGACATAAGACTTGGAGCAACTAGAGGAATAGATGGATGGGTAAGTCTATATATGACCTCTGAAAAAAACAATGAAGAATTTTTGCCAAAGGATGCGGTAAGCCTGTGGAATTCTCATTCAAGAATGCTTAATTTCAAAGGAATAAAAATTGGTTCTCAGGTATTTGTTACATACAATATTGAACTGACAACTTTTACTGCAAATACAGAGGTTTGGCTAAGAACATTTTTTCCAGCACACGAGCAAGAAATAGCACAACTTGTAGGATCTTTTAAATATCAAAATGTATATGATATATCTGTTACTCAGCAAATATTTATTGAAAATCAACAAATATGGGGTAATGGGGGAGTTCCACAAATCAGAACAGATTTTGATGCATCCGTAATCTTCAAATCTGTCTACGTCAGCGTGGTATAATAAAACTATGGCATTTCCAGGAACACTTAACATCAATTACTACAAGGGTGACACCTATGAATTTAACATCTACCCAAAAAAATCTACTGACGGAAGTGCATTTGATTTAACCTCTTTCATGGGCCCAGATTTAGATTCAGCAACAACTGGAACTCAAACAGCAATTTTTAAATTTTCAGAAGCAAGAGGAACTGCAGGACTTCCAACTCAGCACCAATGCTATGCAACAATTTCTGACAATGGATCCTATGTTAAGTGTGCTATTAGACCAGCAGACGGCGCAGTAATGACATCTGGAACAGACTATGTATACGATGTTCAAATTCAAAAAAGTTCAACACCCTATCCTTTGGTTTATACACTACTTACTGGAATAATTACAGTAACAGATCAGGTAACTTCAAATACACCATGACAAATCCAATTTTAGCAGTAGATGATTTAACTGTACTTGGTGGCCCAACAACTGTAAATGTTGAAGTTGACTTTGGTCCAGAAGGTCCAAGAGGAAGCATGATTTATACTGGTATAGGAAATCCAAATAGTAATGCTCCAGATGGAGATGTACAGTTATTAGATTTATATATTAATATTGACCCCCAAGACCCAGATAAAGAGTATAGATTTGTATACCAGTATCAGGCATATGCTGGATCAAATACTTGGAGACCTCTTATGAAGTTACTTCCAAATGTCTACTCAAATAACTATCAAAGAACATTTGATTCAAATGGAGAAATAACTATAAATATTCCAGTTGTAACTATTACTGGAACATCAAGTCTTAGTTCTACTCTTACTGCGGAACAGTTTAATGTGCAGTACTCTATATTAAATTCTGAGTCAAATGTGGTTGCTTCAAATATTGCAGTTAGAGAAATCTTTACAGATGGAGACATTGTGTCTCTTCCAATTGACATTAAGGCATCAGAATTTGATGGAACATCCTGGACACCTCTTCAGGGATTAAGATCTGTCCATTTACTCATTAATGTGGTATAATTTTAGCGGAGGGTTTCATGGCTGAAGATATTGGACCAGTTTATACTACTAAAATTCCCGCACTTTCTGAGGCAGCGGACATTCAGGCAGCCTTAAAATTATATCATTATGGAACCACAGATGTTCCAGCATCAGAGTCTCAGGTTATTGCTACATCAGTTGCAGGGTACATAAAGTCATTAGAAGATGCAGTTTCAGCATTAGATATCAGAGAAGAGTCAAGAGGAATCGGTCAAGCATTTCAAGCGACTGAGCCAACATCTCCAGTAGATAATTACATTTGGGTAAAATCAGATTTGTCTCCAACTGCAATTGCAGATTTACCAACATCAAGATATCAGGCATCCGAACCAACAGAAAATTTAACAGCAGGATTACTTTGGGTTGATTCTGACTCATTTCCATTAACAATGTATGTTTATTCAGGAACTGCTTGGAGAGAATTAGGCGCATGACAAAAAAAGAAGAATCTTACTATACTATAATTAAAGAAAGAGCAATTGCTAAATTTGTTGCACTTGGATTTACAGAAGAAGAGTTAAGAGAGTTGGGGTTGACATCAGATGGCAACGATTAGTTCTAATGGAAAAGTAGCATATATTTATGACACACAAACTGACACCTGGTATCCAGTAGCAGGAACAACAAACACTTCTGCAAATTATCAATGGACTGGAACACACTCTTTTGTATCTAATTCAGTTACATTTGATCAAGTTGTAAAAGCAAAAGCAGGAGTAAATAATTTTCTAAATCCAACAGCAAGAGATGCAGTAATAACATCTCCTTCAGATGGAATTGTTTGTTTTGTTAGACAAACAGATATAGGTGTTCAGATTAATCAAGTTCAATATTATTACAATGGTCTTTGGAGATCAGTAACAGATTCTGCAGACCTATCAGCAAAGGTTGCAGATTACACTTTAGGATTAATAGATGCTGGAAAAACAATTACCGTTAACTCATCATCAAACCTAACAGTTACAATACCACTAAACAGTTCTGTTCCTTTTGTGTCAGGACAAAGGCTAGACGTTATTAGAATTGGCACTGGAGAAGTTTCAATTGCTGGTACTG